ATGTGTTTTGTCTTGAGCCTGCAGGCGATCCTCCAGATCGAGTCGCTGCGCCTGGTGCATCGCCGTCTGCCCGAGCGCTGCTACTGCGGCCTGTTCACGCTCGCGCCCATGTGCCAGGTCTTTCGTAGCGAGCTGCTGCTCATGCCCGGCCGCCTGCCTTTCCAGTTCTTCGGCCTGCCACCACCAGGCGAGGCGCGCACCAGCTGCAGCGCCGAACACCAGGGCGAGCACGACCCACCTCCAGCTCAGAGCCATCAGATCAGCACCTGCTCGGCGCGCTTGTAGATCGCCACGCGGTCGTCCAGCCCGTTGAGGCCGCCGTTGATCCGTCGGGTGATGGCCTCGAACGCCGACGGTCCCTTGTCAGCCAGCGAGTTCAGGCCGGCCAGGTGCCAGAACCAACCGGCCGAGTCGGCAGCGTGCTCCGGACGTTCGAGCAACTCGGGATGGTTGAGCAGATCGAGGCCCAGCGCTTCGCCGCAATGCTGGTAGTTGGTACGACCGGTCACCTGGATCAGGCCACGACCGCGATACTTCTGGCCGTCGCCGTCGGCTTCGGGCGTATTGCCCAGCTGCGCAGCGAGCTTGCCGGTGTCGTACTTGGCCAGGTACTGATCGCCGCCCAGCTCGCGGACGTAGCGCAGCTGGCCAGACTCATGGCCGACCTGGGCCAGGAACGCACGCTTGCGCAGCGGGGTGACGATGCCCCACTTCACCATCGACGCGTTCAGTACAGGAAGAAAAACGCCGGCTTGGGTGCCGGCGTTGGGGAGGATCTGCTGCAGTTGCTTGAGAGTGACAGTCATCTCGGATCTCCAATAATGGCCACTCAGGCCGGTTTCACATCGACCACCTTCAGTGGCGTGTCGGATTTCTTTTTCTTGCCCTTGGCCTTCGCCTTGCCCTTCTTGCCGCCGTTGCACTCCACCGCGGTCGACCAGCCGGAGGCATCGAAGGTCTGCTCGACGCTGTCGACCAGGTACTGACCATCCAGACCCACCTTGAAACCCTGGGCGTTGATCAAGCGCTCGGCGAACAGGTCAGTGCGCCCAGGCATCTGCAAGCGCACACTGGCAGTGGTGCGGTTGAACGCAGCAAGCTTCGCCTTGGCCGCCTGCTCGGCTGCGGATTTGTTCGGGTAGATGTGTCGATCGGTGTGCACGCCCGGCAGCCCCGATGGGGCATCGTCATTACCCAGCTCGACCACTGCCAACTTTCCAGTCTTTTTGTCCTGGTGCTGGGTCTTCACGGCCTTCTGTGCGCTGCGGTCCCCGAGACGGAACTGCCACCGACTCACGTCCGACGGGGACAGGGTGATCACTCCGAATGTCTTGCCGCTGGCCCCCTGGCTGGCTTCACGGGGCAGGACCAGCAGCTTGCCGTCCGCGACTTTCGCGGTGCAGTCGTATTGCTTGGCCAGGCGGGTGATGAAGTTGAAGTCCGACTCGTTACGCTGGTCGACGCGGTCGACCTTGGTCTGCACGGGGCAGGCCGGTGTCCAGCCATTGCGAGCCGCAATGTCGCGGACGATCTGCGACAGCGGCACGCCCTCCCAGTTGCCGCTGCGCGTGGTCTTGCCGCTGCCACGCATGTCGCTGGCCTTGCCCCGGATGACCATCGTGCGTGGCGGCGAGGAGACTTCGATCTCGTCGACGGTGTACCGCCCGAGGCGGGCCAGCGTCTGCCCCGCATAGCCCAGGTAGACCTCGATCCGCGCCCCTCGGGCGGGTAAGGCAACCGCTGCATCACGGTCATCGATCCGCAGCTCGAACTCGTCGGAGTCCATCCCAGGCTTGTCGGTCGTTCTCAGCAGCAACAACCGGTCATTGATCAGCGCCGTGATGTCCGCGCCATCAGCGACGATGCGAAAGGTAGGTTGCATAGGCACTCCAGAATGAAAGAGCCCCGCACTGGGCGGGGCTCGTTAAGGGCTGGGGGTTACCCCCACAGCTCGATGGTTTCGATCGATGGCGGAGCAAGGTCGGGCAGCACGATCACTACCCCGGTGCGGTAGGGTTGCGGCTCATCAGCCAGCCCCGGATTCTCCTGCAGCACCCACTCGACCGTGCCGTTAAGGTGCCCGTAGTGCTGGTAGCACAGGGTGTCGAGCAGATCCCCCTCAGACGTTCTGCATGTCGTTGCCATACTTCACGAACTCCAGTGAGAAACCCTGCTTGCGTGGGATGCCGCCAGCCAACAGCGCGCCCTGCTCTTCATCGATGCTCAGCAGACACCAGGTGCCGAGCACGTCGCCATAGCCCGTAACCAGGCTGACTGGCTGCAGCCGGCGGACGATGGCGCGAAGGGTGTCCAGCTGCTTGATCCCTCCCTTGAAGCCGGGATAGATCACCCCCTTCAACGTGATCTTGTCCTCGCCCTGCCCCACCGCCTGCTGCGCGATATCCCGCGTCAGGCGCTCCTGGCCGGCCCAGCGCGCTGTCGTCTGCCGCCGCAGCTCGTCGAACGCGGCGGTGTCCAGGTTGAAGTAGTACGGCTGCAGCTTGGCATCGAGCGGCTGCAGGATCAGCAGATGCGGGAAGGGTTTGATCGTCTCGGCCGCCGGCGTCGCCAGCGAGGCAAGCACGCTGGTTGGCAGGATGTTGGCCAGCGACGGGCTCACCTGGCCGGCTATCCGGTTGATTGCCGCCGAAGCCTTGCCGGCCTGCTCCTTCAGCGAACCGAGTCGGTCTTGTACCGCCGCGGCGCCACTGACCGCCTGGCTGTAGGTGGAAGCCACCCGGCCCACGGTGGATTGGGCTGCGCTGATCGCCCGCATGGTGCGCTGCAGTTTCTGGCCAAGGGCCGGGCCGATGATCGGCAAGCCCTCCAGCTCGGCAGCAGCACCCGTCATATCGCTCACAGCACCGGTCAGCGGCCCGAGCATGCCGTCAAGGCTGGTACGGCCAGCCTCCCCCGCGGCAATCAACGAAGACAGCGTTGACTGCATAGACTCCATGTAGGCCATGGCACCTCCTTAAACATGGGGTTCGTCGAACAGTTGCCCAGCAGCCTGCCGAGCAAGGTTTTCCCGCGACCAGGTATCCCAGCTATTGCGGATGAACCCTTCGAGCGAGCGGAACAACTGTTGCGGATCCTTGGCATCGCCTTGAACGGTGATCGGCATATTCGGCATGTAGGAGAACTGCTGGTCGACCTTGGGCGGATCAGACTTTGGCTTGGCCTGCTCGAGGGCCTGGGCGACTACCGGAGCTGTCGGTGCCGGCGCTGCGGCTGCAATCGAGCGAACCACATCACCTGGCGCCGCGCCCTTGTCCTTATCGGCCTTGGCCAACTGCTCGTCCTCGCCGAACAGTTTCTTGCCGAGCCAACCACCTATGCCCTCCCCGCCCATACCGCCGAAGGCCGCACCAATGGCACCACCGATGGCGGTACCAATGATCGGTACGACCGAGCCAATCGCTGCTCCTACAGCACCACCCGCCAGGGCACCGGCCAAACCGCCCGCCGCGGTGCCATAGCCTTCGGCTTTCTCGTCCTGGGTTTTCGCGTTGAGGGCCGTGTCGACCAGGGTCATGCCGGCATCGAGCACTTTCCCGCCCGGCAGTTTGCCAACGAACTTGGAAGCCTTGCCGACGGTACCCAGCACCCGCCCCATCCGTCCGACCTGCGTCGCGGCCGGCGCCAGGCTCGCCGCAGCCGATACAGCCGCTCCACCGACGCGACCTCGTCGGCGCCGACGGCGGCGCCTTCCGCCTGGCTCTGGAGCTCCTGCCGAAGAACCCACCCCGCCGAGATCTCTGGCATTGACGACGAAGACTCGCTGCGGCTCATTGCCGAGCACGCCACCTGCATCGTTTGCAGCAGATCCACCAAACACTTTGCCAAGCACGCCAAGGCCGGCATCCACCGCCTTGTTGCCGGTCTCAGGAACGCCGCCACCGCCAGCATCACCGCGTCCCAAGCGATGGCCGCGCATGACATTCCAGGCCCCGCGCCCGATCTTCGCCGTGCTGTACAGGGTGATCAGCGCACCGATACCGGCAGTGATGCTGGCAATGCCCATCACTACACCCGGCGCCTTGTCCGACAGCTCCGTCAGTTTGCGTGCCACAAAGTTGATGCCCTGCCCGACTTTGTCTGTCACCGGGCGGATGGCGTCGCCGACACTGCGCATGCTGTCATCGACCGACTGCAGCGTCTCCTTCCAGATCTGCGACGACGTCTCGCGCCGCTCGGCCAGGTTCTTATCCAGAATCCCGGTGGCCTTGGTCGAGTCGTTCTTGAGCTGGGTGTACAAGCCCCTGTTCTGCGCGTAGGCCGTGAGCGCCGCCTTGACCTGCATGTCCGCGAACAAGTCCCCGGTACGCAGGGACTTCTCCAACGCATCCAGGGCAGCCCTGGCCTTCTCCGGGTCAGCTTCCTTGCTGATACCGGCCTGGGCATCCTTGATCTTTTTCGCCTTGGCCGGGTCCGTGGCTTCGACATACTTCAGGGCCAGGGCCATCGACGACTCGATCGTCGACATGCCCTTCTGGATGCCGGTGTTCAGCGAGGCCTGGTAGTCGATGCCAGCCTTCTTGTAGGCATCGACTACCTCACCAGAGCCAATCTTCTCGATCCAGTTCTTGAAGTTGTTCGCCGCTTCATCCGAGCTGCCGGCAGTTTTCATCTGCACTTGCAGCATCGACCCCAGAGACGTCACTGCCTCTAGCCCCGTGCTGCCGCTCTTCTCCATGCCGGCCAACAGCTGCGGGAACCAGCGGGCCATGTCACTGGCCTCAAAGCTGCCCGCCTGGCCCTGGTACGCGATGGCCTCGAGCGCCTGCTGCATGACCTTGGGGTCGGTGATCTTGGCGTTCTGCTGCAGCGCCATGATCATCGATGCCGTATCCACGCCACTGGCACCCTGCCCGACCGCGAACTTGGCTGCGGTAGGGGCATAGGCCAGCGCCTTGTCCAGCTCCATGCCGGCACCGACAAGCTGGTTGACCAGGTCGGCAACGTCGTTGCGCGACATGCCCGTGTCCTTGGCCGTATCGATGACCGTCCTGGTCAACTGCGCCTCCTCGGGTTTGTTGACCACGTCGGCCTTGATCGCAATGTCACGGATCACGGCCTGGTAATCCGCGCTGATCTTCGTCGGGATCGCGGCCATGCCAACGCCGACAACCGCGGCGCCGATGTTTGACTTCAGCGAAGACTTGCCCGCATCGATCTGCTGCCGCCCCTTCTGCTGCAGATCTGCTGCCTTCGCTTCACGCCCAAGGCGCTGGTACTCGCGGGCAAGACGCCCGACCTCAACGCCCTGTTTCTTCAGGGCATCGAGATTGCCTTCCAGGCGACGCAGCAGACCGGATGCTGCTGCCGACCCACTGTCATGGGCCTTCTTCCATTCGTCCCTGAGCTTGATCGTTTCGCCGATGGTGTTCTTCAACACCTTGGCCCGGTTGCCCTTATCCTCGAGCTTCTTGATATGTCCCTGGGCCGTGCCGAATGCCGCACCGAGCGATGCTGCAACGGCACCGCCGATTTCCAGCGCTATCGCCAGCTTTGCCATGCGCTACCCTCCTGCAGGCTCAATCCGTGAGCCACCAGACGATGTCCATCCAGGACATCACCGAGATCTCTGCTGCCGAAAAGCCCAGCTCTGCAGCCAGCCGTTTGGCCAGCTGCTTCTGGGTCTGCGGGTCAAAGCTCGTCGTCTTGCACCAGGCGAAAATAGCCGGCCTGTAGACGGGTGTAGTCCTTCAGTGCCAACCCTTCGAGATCCTTCACACTGACTTCGGCCAGCGAGGCGAACAGATTCAGTTCACGCTGCTCATCATCGCCATCAGCGGTGAGCTGGGCAGCCCTGATATCTCGAACAGTCGGCGCCCGCAGGGTCAGTGTGTCGACGGTGACGCCGTTGCACTCGGTTGGCTTGCTCAGTTTGACGGTGACGCGGTCGACGTCGACCTGCAGGAAAGCGGGGATTTTCTTAGTCATGGGAGTTTGTCCTTGTAGTGAGGGTTATAGGCCCAGGGCCTGGCGTTGCGCGGCGAGCTGGTCGACACCGTTGATGACCCGCTTCATGCCCAGAGCATCGATCTCGTAGACCACGCGTCCGTCAACCTCGAGCTTGTAGTAGGTCACGGCGACGTTGTGCTTGATCTCGGCCTTGTCGCCAGGCTTCCAGTCGCCCATATCGACCTCTTTCAACGCCCCGCGCAGGGTGACGATGACCGCGGTGACCTTGCCCTTGAGGCCCTTGTAGGCCCCGCGAAAAGTGCCGTTGAAGGCGGTGCCGTCGGACAGGCCGAAGAACTTCAGCGACTCGCGGCGCACGCCGAGAGTAGTAAAGCCGGCCTCCTGCTTTTCCATGCCCTGGTCCTGCTCCACCGGCATGTCCATGCCGCCGCCTCGATGCTCTTCCATCTTCAGGGTGAGCTTGGGTAGGGTCAGGCTGGGCACGTCGCCCTGGAAACTGACGCCATCGACGAACAGGTTCATGTTGGCCAACGTTTCGGGAATCATTGCCATCGGGTGCGCTCCTTATGCGGCATTGTTGTCGAGGACTTCGCCCAGCCACTGCTTAGTGACCTCGACGCGGAAGTTGGGGTTTTCGGCCGGCGGCACGTCGGTGAAGCGGATGTTCCAGTACACCTTGCCTTGCTCCAGCTGGCTCTCGGTGTTCAACTCCGGGTCGGCGTACACCTCAAAGTTGATGATCGCGCCCTGAGCTTTCAGGTCGCGCATGAACGCCCGCAGCCCCTCGGTCACATCGTTGACGTAGGTGGCCGTGATCGATCGGTCGACAGCCCATTTGTGGCCGTACAGGATCGCGTCCATGACGATGTCCATGGTCCGCACGCGGGTGACAAAGGCCCACTTCGGGTCACTCGACAGGGTACGGTTGCCCCACAGGCGGTAGCCGTCGTCGCGGATGATGGTGGTCACGTTCGCGTTGTTCAGCAGGTTCGCCCGGCACGTCTCGTCACCGTCGAGAAACTCGACCGGGCGCGTGGTACCGGTGATACCAACAAACTCTTTGTTCGACGGCGAAGCCCAGAAGCCGTACTCGCTGTCGGTCCAGGCGAACAGGCCGGCGACATAGGCCGAGCTGGGCGCGTTGACGGTCGCGCTAGTGTCCGTGTCCCAGTACTGCACACCAGGGTCGACCAGAAAGGCCCGCTTGGCGCCGAACTCGCCAGCGTAAGCGATGACCGCTTCGTCGGTGGTATTAGGCCCGTCGAGGATGGCGAGGCCGCGCAGCTTGTCGGCCAAGGCCACCAGTGCGGTGCCGACGGCTTGGGTCGCGCTGTGCTTCGGTGTTACCAGCAACCGCGGTTGCGCGTTGAAGCGGCTCTTGCCGTCGAGCAGCGCCTGCATACCGGTACGCTTGCCATCGGCCAGCACGCCGCCGATGATTGCCGAAGCTTGTTCGGCACTGCTCTCCGTCTTGGCCACGCCACAGGCAACGATGACCGCTTTGGCGCGGGTATAGATAGCGCGACAGGCATTGGTGATGGCCGAGTTAGAACCGAACGCGGCAACCGCCTCGCGCTCGTTGGTGATCAGCACCAGGTCATTGACCTTGGCGGTGGCATCCGCGCCAGGGGTGAAGGTGTCGACCAAGCCAATGATCGATGACGACGGCAGCGCGATGGTGCGCGCTCCGGTGTCGACGTTCGTTACGGTAACGCCGTGAAAGAAGCCACTCATTAGAGTCTCCAGAAACGAAAAAACCTCGCATGAGCGAGGTAGCTAGGGGGATGGGCTTACGAGAAGCAGAAAAGAAAATGCCCCGTCAGTGCGGGGCGTCTATTGGGTTTCGGATTCAATCCAACCAGGGGCAACTGGCCGGTGTGCAGGATCAGGAAAATCAGGAGACTGCGGCCAGTCGCGCAGGAGCTGCATGTACGCGAGCAACTCGCTGTACTGATCAGCCGTCAGGTTGGTTGGGCGTGCAAGCTCAAGCTCGTCGCGATGGCGTTCACGCAACCATTTCACACGGTCGAGCTCCGCATCACGCCACCAGCGTTCCTGATTCGCTATCGCCTCGGGATCTGGGGCCGGATCAACCAGCGCAGGCCGGCCATGCTCGTCAATGACGATGGCCTTGCCACTTGCCTCGCCGGCATTGAGCGACATCTGTTCCGCACGAGTGATTTCAATGGCGTCAGCTGGAATGCTCTTAGCCGAGTAAGTTGCAGTGTCGAGAAAGCTGCGGGACGCCAGATGATAAAAGATTGCCATGAGACCTCCTTATTTAGTTACCGACTGCGAACCAAGCGATGTCGCCAGCAGATGCGGTGTAGTTGTTCTGAACACGGATAACAGAGGACGAGACGAAGATCGCACCCGGTGCAAATGAATTTGTAGTAGCCATGGTCGCAAAGTGCATTGAGGCAAAAATGCGAAGCGGGTTGTTTGGGAATGCAAGCGGTAGCGAGATATCCCGTGTAGGCCCCAGAGATCCTGCCGAAGCCGTTGCCTGTGGGACGCTAATGGCAATGCCCCACTGAACGATAAAGCCCCCGAGCCAAACCGGGAACGCGATGTACCCGGTCGACGCCAGCAGCGCAGAAAACCCCATACGCAGTTTCTTGGGGGTTACGATCGTTGCGTCATCAGTCCCCGCATTGACTAGCGTTTGAGTCGCGATACGTGCGATGCCTAACGCGCTTTCCGTCGCCTGAATGACCTTCGCAGCAATAGCCTGAAAGACCCTCAGAGCATTCATTGGCTTGTTGGTGTCAGCCCCTGTTTCGGCTTCCGGCTGGCTTGCGAAGCCCACGCCGTAGCCAGCCAAGGCCGTCGGTGTGCCGGTGATGCCGTCCCAGGGAACGCCACTCAAGCCCGCGCCGTTCGCGGTCAGAGGCCCTGAGATGTACACGCCATCAGCCTTGACGCGAACACCGTAGCCGTACTCCCAGGGGGCACTGCTCAACCCCATGTACAGCGTGTTCACCGAGTCACCATTCCCCCAAGAGCCAAAGCCGGCGAGGATGTTTCTCGATTCCCTGGTCACAGCATGAAGACCGCCTGCCCAACTGCTGGAGTCCGTCGCGACGGTCTGGATGCTGCGTGAATTAAGGAGGTTGAGTGTCCCGGTTACGTCGCCACCGGACTTGCTCAGTGCGTCAGTGATGCCGTACCCACCCAGCGTTGTCGGGTTGCTACCAGCAATCACGATACCCCGGTTATTGATCTCGACCTTGGTGTAGGTTCCTGCGGCCTTGTTCGCCGGCAATACGTTGGTGATAGCGGCATCAACATAGGAGCGAGTTGCCAGAACAACGCTCGGGTCAATCTTCAGCTCGACGTACGCGGTGTTGCTGACGATCAGGTTCATTCGGATGACCTGAGTCCGTCCAGAGCCCTGGCTCAGCAAAGGCTTAAAGCTGGGCGCACAGTTCGCCACGGCGACCAGATCGCCAGCCGCATCGTACAGGCCGATCTCACGAATCCACCAGCCGCCGACGTTCTCAGGGATGACTTGCTCGGCGATGATGACGTTTGCGTTGTTCGGGTCGACCTTCACCTGATTCAACGGCGCCCGGCGGTTCTCGTGAATCAACTTCGTTTGTTGCTCACTGGGAATCGGGTCCGCGCCGTTGGCATCACCGACGCCCATTTGGGCAAAGGTCCATGGGATGCCCAAGGCATCGGCGTTGGCCTGCTTGGCCTTACCGACGGCGGTGAGAATGGCGAAAAACTGGCTGTTCTGGTCTGTCATGGGTAAATGTCCATGGTGTCAATATTGTGTTCACGGCCACCCAGGCGGATGTATCCGCTAACCTCGATGTCACGTTGCATGGGGGGATACACATCAATTTCGTCGCCGTCGGTGACGCAGGCGCCGATGTGGATCTGCCCCGTGGTTTCCAGGCTGATAGCTAGGCCGGTCAACTTCCGGCTCACGGGCTTGGCGTCGTCGATCAGACGCTCCAGCTCCCGATACATCTCATCAGTAATGCCGGTTTCGAGGACGCCCACTTTTAACGCGAAGGTGCCGGGCACACCCTGCGGCTGGGTCTGCCACCACTCGATAACCTCAATCAGGTAGCCCAGTGGTTCAACAACCCGGCGCAAAGCCCCGATGGTGCCTTTGTGCGCATGGATGTAGTACGAGGCCTTGATCGCTGCCCGCTTGACCGACTCGGCCCAGCTTGGGTCCCAACGGTCAACCGACCAGGCCCAGGCCAGATATGGCAGCAGATGAACCGGACAGGTATCGGCGTTGTACAGCGTCCGAAGCGGGATCTCGGTCACTTCTTCCGTGGCGGCTTCAACACCCCGCTCCAACAGGGTGCTGTTCAATGGCAGCAGGCTTTTCATGTCAGCTACCCCGCGTCACGCTGATGCCCTCACACCAGGCAGCCTGGGCTTTGGAGGGGCGTACATCTGACCAGCCCACAAGCTCCACCCGGCTGACACCCGCAATGTGTAGCTGCGCATCTACCCCTGACCGCGCGACCTCCAATCCCAAGCGGCGCCTGGGGTTCACCCAGGCCCGCAAGCGCTGCTCGCATTCGGCGAGGATCGCTTCGCTCTCCGGTCCTGTGCCTGACATGTAAACGAGGGCCTCGACCCGATAAGTCAGGATCTGTGCAGACTGGACGGTGAGCCGATCGGCAACAGGTCGCACATCGTCGTCACTTAGATGTAAGCGCACAGTCTCCAGTAGCTCAGGCGGAGCCAGCCCTGTGCCCTCCAAGTCCAGCACGGTCACGACCACTTCGGCCGGGGCCGGGCTTTCTGCCGTGGCATCCGCAACGCGTCCCGAAGCATTGCGCGCATGCAGGATGTAGCTGTTTCGCGGGCCGGCGGTGGTGAGTCCCTCATACACCAGTTGCACGCGCTCCCGCAGGGCATCGTCGGCCTCAAGAACCCGTTCCACCGGTGGTACCGCGTTCAAGTCCTCAGCCTGCACCACCAGCCGCTGCAGGTTCACATTGGCGGCCAACTGGTCGAGATCGGCCTTCGTTGTATAGGCCAGTAGCAGAGACTTCGCAGCATCGTTGACCCGCGCACGGTTCTGCATCCGGCGGAACGCGCCCAGTTCGAGGAGCTTGGTGACCGGGTCACTCTCGAGCATCGCATCCCACTTGTCGCCCATGTACTCGCGGAAGCGCTGCAGCTCTTCGCCGTAAATCTCCTCGAAGTCCAGGCTCTCCAACACCTGCGGCGCCGGGAGCTGCGATAGGTCCACTGCGCTCATACACTCACCTCCATCACTGCGCTGTCACCCAGGTACTCGCCGGTCAGCTGCAAGCTGATCTGTCCATCGACAACGGCCACAACGCGCACGCGCTCCAACCGCAGCCGCGGCTCCCATCGCCCGAGGGCACGGGCGACCTCGGCCTGAACCGCACTCTTCCAGCCCTCATTCACCGGCAAGTCCACGTAGCGGCGTAACTGGCACCCATACTCCGGACGCATTCGCCGGCTGCCGACGGTGGTACCGAGAATGTCTTCGATGGACTGCCGCAGGTGCGCCAGGCCGGAGACCGGCTGCCCCGTTCGACGATCCATGCCGATCATGGTCAGGCCTCCTTGAAGTCGGCCCGGTTGCGCATATAGGCCAAGCCAGGGGCATCATCGCCCGCAAGGGTGACCTGCCCCTGGACAACCTCGAGCACCAGCCAATCGGGCAGGACCAGCGTGCGCCGGGTGTACTCCTGGTCGATGAAGGTGACTGCCTTGCTGGGTTGCGGTAAGGGCTCGACGACCTCACCGGCTTCTTTTTGTGTCTTGGCCATGGAACCTCCAGGCATAAAAAAGCCCGCGCTGGGCGGGCTCTGGTCAGTGTTTGTGATTTGCCGTGTTGCCGGCGGTGTCGATGATCCGGCCACCTCCGTTAATGTCACCCGTCACCGTGAGCGGACCGTTGATCGTCACTTGACCGGTCAACGTGATTGTGTCGGCCTGCGCACTGATGCTGCTGGACTTCGCCGTAATGGCTTCGTCCGTCAGGACCGCCTGCGAGGCTCCCACCTGAACGGTCACCGTGCCGCTGGGCAACTGAATGGTATAGCTCTTGGCCTGCCAGTCGTAGATCAGCGAGCCGCCATCCTCGAAGCGCCAGGTCTCGACGTGGTCGCGGTTGTCCGGCTGGGCACCGGCGTTGCCGTACAGACCCGGCACGAAGGTGCCCTGGGCGGGTTCACCGCTCGGGCTGATCAAGGCACCCTGCTCGTCCAGGCTTGGTGCCCGCCAGTGACGCGCCTTACCCGCCGCCTGGCTGTGCCAACGCACCCAGGCGCTGGTCCAGCCGCTGCCGTCCGAAACCCGGACCATGGCGGCGGCGAGGTCGACCGCGACCACCCGACAAGGGATCACCAGGCTGGCCAGCATGCGGTCGTGCATTGCAGATGCGTACCTCATCCCATGGCCTCCGGTGGCAGGTAATTGCCCTCACTGCCTGGGCCGGTGTCGGGAACAAAACCCCAGACAAGCGAGCCTGGCGGCTGATTGGGCCAGGGCCACTCTTCTTCACCGAGGTAGATGACCTGGGTCCACTCCACTACCCAGACCGCGTAACCATCCAGCTCCGGGCGGGTCCAGTCCTGGGCTGCCCGCACGAACTTGGCCGGCTCGACTTCAACTCCCCAGGTCTGCATACGCAGCAACACGGTCAACTGCGCGGCTGAGAACGCAGCAATGCGCAGGCTGTGCTCCTCCTCACCCGCCACAATCACCCGCGCCTCGAAGCGCGCCTCCACCCCGACTTCACCCGTGCCGGGGTCCGGCCCCGGCTCCCATTCGACCAGTTCGATCACCACCGCGGGGATTGCGATGTGATCAAGCCTGTCCGGCATGGTGCCCACAAACGCCAATGCAGGCAGTGTCCGAGTAATGTGCTCCTCAATCGCCGCGTACAAACGATCGAGAGGAATCGGATCGTCAGCCATTGCCAACCCTCCCCAAGAGTTTCTGCAGCTCGTAGTTGAGCTCTTGCCTCATCACCACCAGCAACCGCTGGTGGGCCTTGTTGGTCCACGACTCGAAGTGTGGTCTGACGTCTTCCAACGAGATCATGGCCTTGGCAAGCGGGAAGCGGCTGCCGTTCTCAGCGATCCAGCCCGAGCTAGCCCCGGCCCCACCCGAAACATCGCTGTTCGGGTAGTCGCTCGCCTTGAAGTGCTTACTGGCCGTGCGGATCCAGATGTCGGGACTACCTCCGTAAACCGCTTTGTAGAACGCGCCCTGGTAGCGACGGCCAGCCACCGAGACACCGGCGCGGGTTTGCCGTGGCCGGCCAGCACGGCTGGCCGCAATTGGATCTAGGCCGAACCACAGCTTGCCCTGTCCATTGCTCCCGACCGGATAAGCCCGCAACCGTTGGCGAACCGAGGCAACGGCAATCCGCTCCTGTAGGGCGACCGATCTGCCGACATGTGTGCGCAGCCAGCGGAGCGTCTTGTTGATCGCTCGGCGTTGGGCTGCCGCGATGACCTTGGGAGCCAGCGCCGCGAACTCTTCGAACCGTGCAACCTGCTGGGGTATCGCCTGCAGGGTGATCATCCCGGTGTCAGAGGACAGCTTGTAATAACTGCCGACGCTCATGGCGACTTCCTCAATACAAGGGCGACCAGCCCGTCGCCGCCTGGCTCGATACTGGCGATGGTGTAGGTACCACCGCCGTCCTCTTCCGATAGATCGATCTCCACCCTCTGCCGGGTCTGTACACCAGCGTTGTCTGCGACACGAATGACTAGGTGAGGCTCGCGCAGGGCCGTGTTGATGCGGCCGAGCTTCGGCTGCAGCCAGGGCGCGGAGAACATCCCTAGCACATCGCGCCCCTCGATCAGGGCGCGATCGCCAAGGACTTCGAACACCGTGTCATCCACTTCGTCGATCAGGTCCCGGAAGGCCATGATCAGAGCTTCAGGCGGATGACAGCGCGGGGACGAGTGCAGATGTGCAACGGGTTGGACTGAGCTTCACCCTCAACGCCCTTACCGAAAGGCATCATCTCCAGCTTGCTGTAGTACGGCAGGCCTTCTGTGTTGACGGTCTCCATGTAGTCCGCCGGGGCGTAGACCGAGAGGAACAGATCCGAGACACCTTCTGGAACCAGACGGGCTTCATCGTCGGCGACGAAAGCAACACCAGCCACCTTGCCGCGATAACGCTCCCAGCTGATGCCACCGAACTCGAACCCCTCACGTCCGTCGCCGCGCAGGGCAGCAGCCTGCTGGCTGCCCTTGTAGGTCTCGACAACAGAGGGATGGGCGATCAGTTTTTTCCAGAACGTCTTGCCGCAGAAGGCGCGGGATCCGGTGGTGGTGGCGCTGCCAAGCGCCTCTTCCTGCATATCCAGCGCGTCCACGCTCTGGGCCTGCACGTTCGAATCCGGATCGTTGAGGCCCATTGACAGGGTCTGTTGGGACACGCCGAAAGTTTTGTAGATATCCAGCAGCACCGTAGACCCGTCGGCATCGAGCACCTTGCCGTTGATTGCGCCCATGCGATGGAATTCGTGGGTGACATCCAATTGGCGTCGAGCCTTGCCCAAGCGCTTGTTCACCACGTCCTGCACGGCCTGAAGTTCGGTTTGCGTGCCAAACGCACGAATCCCCTGGATCTCGTCCGCCTTGATCGCAAAGCGCTGAGGCAAGTGGACGGTGTTGAATGGGACCAGGATCCGTTTGCTACCCCCAACTACCAGGCCAGAAGTACCACGTTCACCCGCTGGTACCAGGGCGAGCTTCTCACCGTCCTTTTCGATCTGCACGGTGATGGTGGTGACACCCTCCTCCTGGAACAGACCAAGGGCTGCCAGGCGACCTGGCACGTATTCCTGCTCGTTGATGGCAGCAGTCAGCGCTGCAACGCCGAAGGCGTCGTCTTCAAAAATGGCAATCTCAGCCATGGGATACTCCAGATAGTAAGAACCCCGCTCGAGGCGGGGTTGAGAGAAAAGAGAGAGTCAGGTCAGCGCACGATAATGAAGTGCGCCGCCAAGGCTTTTTCCGCATCGGGATCGAGGCCCGTTAGCAGGGCTTCGTTGACCTCAGCCAGTCGCACCACTGCGCGGCCGCGGCGAACGGTCTCGGACTCGCCGAGGGAGGCGAAAAGGATGCAGGCAGCGGTTTGGCTACCATCTTCCGCCACCGGGTTGTAGGGAACGAACTCACCGGTAGCCGAGACCAGGCCGAGCAGTTGGCCCGCGATCAGCGCCGGGCCAGCTGCCACGTTGATGGCTTCGCGGGAGATCTTCCCCGCCCCTTCGGAGAGCAGGAACTCACCGGCGTGAACCGGTTCCTGGTGGATAGTGCTCATGGTCGTGCTCCTTTATTGGCGGCCTGCCGGCGGGCAGTCCAGATCTGGGATGGGTTGGGCATTTTTGCCTTGATCTTTTCCGGCTCGTCATCGGCAGGTGGCAGGCTGTTGTCGATCTCAAAGCCCTTGCCAGAGCCGACCAGTTTTTCGAACAGCCGCGCGCGCACCGCGTCGGGTTCCAAGCCGGCCTTCACGTATTCAACTGTGAGCTCTGGCAGCCGGGCGGCAGCACAGAGATCGCGAACTCCCTTCGCTCGCTTCAGCGCGGCCTGCACCGTGGCCTTGTCGGTCAGCTTGGTCGAAGCGATCAGCGGCTCGACCAGGTTGCTGATACCCGCTTTGGCGCAGTCCTGGGTGATCATCAGGGCCAGCGCAGTAAAGTCGCTGGCATCAGGTGCCGTTGGCTCCGGCAACGTAGCTGGGTCATCCGCCGGTGGTTCCGGCTGACTGGCCAGTTGATCCAGCAGCGCCTGGGGCGTCTGGCGGTATCGCTTCATGGCGGCGCCCTGCCCCAGGCAAGCCTTGACCTCAACCCCGTTACCCACTTCATCGGCCAGCCCCAGCGCGAGGGCCTCTTGTGCGGTCAGCCAGGTTTCGTCGTTGACCATTCGACGTAACTCGGCATCGTCGATGTCCGGCGCCTTGGTCTTGTAGGCCGCGATGATCGCCTCGAAGGTCTGATCGAGGACGTCGGCTACCCGCCGCAGGTCCTCGGCATCGCCGCTGGTCCAGGTCCACGGGTTGTGGACCATCAACATCGCGTTGGAGGCCATGACCAGGCGGTGGGCGCCGCAGGCGGCGACGCTGCCCGCGCTGGCCGCCAATGCATCAACGCGCGCAGTACAGCGCTCGCCGAGACGGCTCAGCGCATTGTGGATCGCCAGGCCATCGAACAGGTCACCGCCGATGGTGTTGAACGCCACAACCACCGGTGACACGCCATCGTCGATGGCCTTCAGATCCTGAATGAATTCGTTCGCAGTGATGCCCCAGCCACCGATTTCACCGTAGATGTAGATCTCGATGGGGGTGGCTTCGGCCTGGACGGTGCTCTCACCGTCGGCTGCAGCATTGATCTTGTACCAGTGCTGGTCCTCGACCTGCGGCACCGACGGTACCTTGTTGAAGATGCGGAACGGCATCAACTGTTTCATGTCTTCCCCTTCTCGCCAGCCTCATCAGGGTCATCCTCGATGATCGGCAAGCTGCTGTAGTTGAGGCCCAGGGCCTTGGCCCGGGCGATATCGGCGGCGTTCTCTTCGTCGACCACCTCTGCATCGGTGCCATTGCGCAGGCAGACCTCGCTGCGCGACGCGAAGCCTGCGGCGATTTCCATGTTGCGCGACTGAACATCCTGGACCGGATGGATGTAGGCCCAGCCTTGCGGCACCCAACGAGTGCGCTGGTACTCCCGGCGGCGCTGCGAGTAGTCCGGCAGGTCAAGCGCCCCGGCGAGCACAGCCATATCCAACCAGGCTTTGCGCACCGGACGGCATAGCTGATGGACGTACACCTGGAACTGCAACTGCTCCAGCCGCCGCCGGAACTCGGTCAGCACTACGCGAATCGCACGGTCGTTCACGCCCTGCATGTCACCGGTCATCAGCTCGTAGGGCAGCCCCGACCCAGCAGCCGAAGCCATCAGCTGCTGTCGCATAAAGTCGGGATAGTTATTGCCGGCGTCCGGCGGGTCCGAGAACTCGACCTGCTCGCCAGGGAGCAACTCCTGCATCGTGCCGGGCTCAAGCCCCACCATCGGGGTGAAGCCGTCTCGGTCGAACTTGACCGGCGCCCCGGTAACCGGGTCTAGCTGCGGGGGGCCATCCGGGGCAGGCTTGCGAACAAAGCCCGCGAACAGGTTGGCCACTTCCTGTCGGAACAGTACGGCATCGTCGAAGTTGTCCAGGCTGCGCAGCCGCTTCAGGACCGGAGCCAAACGTGGAACGCCGCGCAACTGGCCAGGCTCCAGCGGCTCGAATATGTGCAGCATCTGCTCGGCCGGGATCCGCACAAGCTGGTTGAAGCCCGCATTAAGCGAAGACTTGTCGCTAGGATGGTTGCGGTAGCACCAATAGGCCACGCGCCGCCCCATGCCGTTGAACTCGATCCCGGCACGGATGACATTGCCGAAACGGGTCGTTTCGAACTTGTCATGGGGGACGAACTCCGGCGCCAGGCACTGCAGCTGCAGCGGCACCGCGTAGCCATCCTCCAACCGGCGCGGGCGCAGACGGATGAAGCACTCGCCCGACTGTTCGACGGTACGTGCCACCAAGGCTTGCAGACCATAGAAGTCTGTGAGCTGATCAGCGTCAGCCTCATCCACCCAGTCCTCCCACAGCTCCTGCATCGCCTTGCGGACCGCCTTGTCGAGCAACCGCGGGTGCGGCGTGATGCCGGTACCGATCAGGTTGCTGACGCGCTTATCGATGACATTGGCGGCATAGGGGTCATTGCGCACCGCGCTGCGCGAGCGGGAGCGCAAATTGCTCAAGGCTGGCATGATCAGGCTGTTCACGCCGGTGTCCGGCGCATCCCACCCTGATGAGCGCCGTCCCTCGGCGGCGCCTTCGTAGCTGGCCTTGATCCGCTCGGGCACTAACACACCCGACCGACTTAGGGACAGATAGCGTCCGCTCACAGCCCCTTGCCCCCGTGGTAGATGCGAATCACGCGCGAGCGCGGCCCGGCAGCACTCACCAGTTCAGTGCGGATCAGGTCACGGGCTTTGATCAACTCGTCGACCGTTCGATACTCGACGGTGCGGTCCGAGTAACGAACGACCTTTTCACCGCGCGCGATCGCCCGCTCGACAGCATCGAGGTGTGCTTTTGTGTAAGCCATGTCAGCGTCTCTTCAGATAACCGCTGCTGGAGCTGCGGCGTTGTATGGGTTGGGGCGCAGCTCGTGGAGCCGGCGGTGGTGGTGGGTTGTTTCGATTGATCGGGGCCGGCGCAGGAACCGACGAGTCAGCCTCTTCGCCCTGGTCGTCGGTGTCCGGCTCGTGGACCAGGGACCGAGCTGGGGAGGGCTCGGCCTGATCGAACAGGCTGGCCTGGGCCAGCGCCTGTCGCAGCTTGTCCCAGTCCTGCTCGCCGTAGCGGTGCAGGCCTAAGAAGTTGGCCATCGCCAGGTTGTACACCATCAGGTCGAGCGCTTCGTTACGGTCGGCCTTGCCCTTGACCCATTCGATCCGCTTGTAGCCCTTCACGTAGCGGGCGATCTTGCGTTCGGCCACGCACTGCTGGAAGAACTCGTCGGGCAGGTCCTTGGCGAAGTGAAGCGCACCAGGACCAGTCTCGAAACTGTAGCGGTTGTATATCCAGTCCTTCGCCGTGTCGGTGCCGACGATCCACAGCTCTGCACCGTTGCGCTCGGTCTGGCCCTTCCAGGTGACATCCACCTGAGACGGGCGCTGGGCGATCACGGGCCGGCCCGGCTTGCTTGCGCCCTTCAGCGCGAACACATTGCGCCAGCGGCGCACGCGGGTGAACTGGTACACCTCATGGGTGTGGTGACCACCGGAGTCGATGCCGGTGGCCAGGATCGCCAGGCTCACGCCGCAGGGGTGCCGGTACCGAACCTTCAAGCGCTCGTCCAGCAATGCCCAGGTACGCTCGTCGGCCGGGTCACCGGGTATTACCTGGTGATCGACCACCCACCGCTCCATCCCAGCGCCCCACCCCATGGTCATCAACTCCAGGCGGTTGGCCTGGACGTCGACGGAGGCTGTTAACGCAAGCGTCCCCACGGGCAAGGTGCCGAGGACATAGTCCTCTTGCAGCGCGCGGGCCTGCAGCACCTCGGCCTTGGTCTGCTCGACCGCACTGTCCCAGACCTCAGCCAGGCGGGTGTTGTAGAACACCTGCATCGGTTCCAGGTCGCCGCGGTCCTGGGCGCGCTTGGCCTCCTCGAACTCACGGGCCAGCATGGCCCAGGAATGCCATCCCAGTGGGGCATACAATGCATTGAGGTGGAAGCTCACCGTCTCGCCGTCACCCTTCGCATGGGCACGCCACTTGCCCTTGACCAGCATTTCGCCCTTGTGGTGCTCCTCGATCAGCACGTCACACTCAGGCCCGGCGCACTGGTAGTGCACGGTACTGAAGTCAGCCGAGTACAACAGGCGCTCCCATTTCAGGGTCTGCATGTGCCCACAGGTAGGGCACGGCACGTAGTAGTGCCGCTGATCACCCATCTCGAAGAGGTCAGCGATCCGCGATGCTCCCTTGATGAGGGGAGAGCTGGAAAAGTAGAACTTGGCGTTGCGCCCGAAGGTACTGCCCCTCGCCTCGGCCAGCTTGATGGGGTCACCCTCTTGATCGACGTCGACCTCCCAGCGATCGACTTCATCGCCATAGACATACCGGGCCGACAGCTCGGCCAGGTTGGCGGCCGAGCCGGCGGTGGTGGCGAACAACGTGCCACCTTCGAACTCTTTGGTGTCCATGGTGTTGCGGGCATCCCGCGAACGGGACGCGGCCACACGAGCATTCAGCTCGGGCGTTGCAGCGATGGTCTTGCCGATCCGCGACGACACCCGCTTCGCCAAGCCAAGGCTGGGCAGCAGCGTCAGGATGTTGGATGGTGCCATGTGGATCAGCGCCCCGATCCAGTTCAGGGCGATCTGCGTTTTCATCAACTGCGAAGCAACCATGGTCACCACCCGCTTGCAGGGGTGAGCAGGCGACAGGCAGCGCATGGGCTCACGGGCATACGGGGTACGCGCAGTGCGGTACTTGCCAGGCTCTGCGGCACCGGTATCACGCGGGATCCGCATATACTCATCCGCCCACTCATCGACCCATAGCTCGGGGTCAGGCATCAGCCCTCGGCAATACGCTTCGCGGTACACCTCAGCACCGTCTGCGTATCCGGTGGGCATAGGCTCAGCTCTGTGTGATGGCTCGTTCAAGGTCGGCGCTGTTCATCTTGCCGGCCTCGGTGAAGACCCGGCGGAAGGCGCCGGATAGGTGTTTTTCGATTTCCCACGGGTCGCTCATCCCCGCGACCTCGGCGGCAAGCTGCGGCGCCAGACCGAACATCTGGTCGCGAAGCATTCGGCCAGCAGCGAATGCTGCATCTTCAACCGCCTGCCGCTCGACCAGATTGCCCTGGACCTTGTGGAACTCGGCCTCGGCCAGTTGGGCGAGGTAGAACTCGCGATGCGCCTTTGACCTTTGGAAGTTGTGGCCCCCGCCCGGTACGGGCTCCAGTGGCTGCACCGCAGGTGTGTCGCCGCCTGGTTGGAGCTGGCTGCGGACATCCCGCTCGATGCGGTTTTCTTCATGCCGGGCCGCGACGGCAGCCTTGCTCGGATCGGCGGACTCGGCCAGCAGTGCCTCGGTGGCTTCGACGTCGACCTTACCGTCGGTGGTCAGCACCAAGCGATCCTGCTTGGCCAGTTTGGAAACGTAGGATTTCGACCATCCGTGCCGGGCGGCGAACTCCGATTTCGTCAGTTGCGTCATGTCGAAACGTCCAGTTCACCCAATGAATTCAAGGGGTTAACCAGTTCACCGCAGTTCACTAAGCGGGTGAACCTTCCGCTAACAAAGAACCGCGGGTCCCGGTCCCGTACCCCGGCCATATCGCCAGGGTCCCCGGCCCCGCCCAGGATTCCGGCTGGGTCACTGCCCCGCCTCGCCATTGGCCGGCGGCACTTGCCCGAGGCCCAACCGCTTGGCGGCCCAGCGTTCGTACAGGCCAATCGCAACGTCGGCACCGGCCATCGCCGTGAGGCATCCGATCCCGCCTGCTGCGAGAATCGAAACCCCGGCGGCGTGCAACAACATGATGGTGCCAAGCCCGCAGACCACGCAGGCCCCCGACCGAAGTGCCAGGCGGCGAATCAAGGACCAGCCCCGGGCGCCCGCCTTGTCGGCTCGCCACATCTCTCCGGAAACACCGCCGACCAGTGAAAGCACAATCACCATCCAGATCGGCATGTCCACCAGCGTTTGCTGCTCGTTCGTCATTCCCCTGCCCCTTAAACGCAAAAACCCGGCGCAAGGGCCGGGTCTGGTGAGTGTGGTGTCTGCCGCTCTGCGGTCGCACCTATCGAAGATGGGTACTTTTTACAGGTCGATTCCGGTGGCAGCAAGCCGAATTTAATGCCACCCCCCAATAAGTGGGTAATACAGGGTGAATGTAGGGTGAACGCGGGGATATTAAACCCCTCGGCTATCAGAGCCTTCGGCTCTGTCTGGGCTGTCCCACTTTGCTAGGTCGAAGTAGGACAGCTACAGGCGCCTAAATTCGGGGCTCTGGCCAACTGTCCAACTATTAACTCTAACTTCTCGTGTAAAGGAGGAATTATTAATACACGCTTGCGCGCCCATGGCGCGTATGCGCTCCCGCTGCGCTCATGTGTGTGCATGGCGTGCGGGAAGGCTGGACGGTAGGACAGACCAGAAACAACGCGGCCCGCGCTTGTCCAGCTGCATTAATTTGCAGCTGGACAAGGCAAGCCAGTAGGACAGCGAGAGCCGGAGTCAGATCCGAAGTCACGCAGCCCTCCCCATCATCAGCCCTTCAATGCACAGGTGCGCATCGTGCAGACGCTGGTAGTAGGTGTCGCGCCCACAACCACAGTGGGCATACCGCAACCGCATATCGGATTCGTGGCTGCAGTAATGCTCGCGCACGACCGTGGCGAGTTGTTCGTCCAGGTGTTTGGTCACTATCAGTTCCATATCCAGCGAGCTTTCCAGCGGCGCCTTGCTTGCGCGTTTGCCGCGGATCAATTGACCATTGCTCTCCATCATCATCGCGACCATGTTACCACCAGCCAGTCCACCGCTGGACAGGTCGCTGTGAAGCTCCAGAGCCCACACCCTCAGAAGTGCATCGATCTCCTTAATCATCGAAACAGGGCTCCTCGAACTTTTCCTGCACCAGGGCAGCCCGGCCCCATCCTGCGGGCTTCTTGTACGCCCAAGGCCGAATACCACTCTTGGCTAGCGCCGGCAGACGCACCTTACGCCATCCAAGCCGGTGCATGATCGCTCCGACTCGCATCTGCTCGGGTTTGCCCCAATGGCCGAAGTCCAGCTTCAAGGCGCCCGACAAAATGTCTGTGCCGGTAGCCGTCTCGCCGATCTGGGACTCTTCCAACCAAGTGAGAATCGGCCCTTCCCATTCGTCCACCACGAAACGCTCCTCCTGCGCCTCAGCAAACAGTGGGGACTCATCCCGGTTGACCCACCAGATATCCCCGGACAGGTAGCAGAACATCGCCTCGGCCCATAGCTGATCGCGGATCTGCCGCAGTAGCTCAAGCTCGACCTTGGTGCATGCCACCGGCCAATACCGCCGGTTACCTGTGGCGTCCTTGAGGTATTCGTCTTGGTTGGTCGTACCCACGAACACACACTGGCGTGGCACATCCATAGTTCTGCGGCCATAGCTCTCGCGGTAGGTGTCGGTCGAGGCAGAGAAAAACTGCTTGGCCTTTGTCGACTCAGCTTTGTTGAAGCTGTCAAGCTCGCCCAGCTCGACAATCCATTTACCGCGGATCGCCTGAAACCCATCCTTGTCGCCCAGGGCGAAAGGCGTGTCCATGAACCACTCACCGCCGAGGATGCTCATCGCCGTGGATTTACCAGCGCCCTGGGCCCCCTCGAGGATCATCACCGAGTCCGCCTTACAGCCCGGCTTCATAACCCGACCTACCGCCGAAACCATCCAGCGCTTGCCCACCTTCGAGCTGTACTCAGTCGGAGCAACGCCCATGACATCTGTCAGCCAGGAGCCAAGCCGAGGCACTCGGTCCCACTCCAAGCCGTTCAAATAGTCCCGCACGGGATGAAACGCGTGATCATGGGCAACCACGCTAACGGCCTCGATCACATGCGTGGATTTGACCCGCAAGTTGTACTGCTGCGCGAGCCACTTCATTACCAGCATGTCGTCGATATCTGCCCAATCGCCAACGCCACCACCGTAGGGAGCCGCTCGCAGCTTGACGATCTTGGAGCTGAACGCGCTGAATCCGATTACCCCTGACCAACGCTCATCATTGCCGAGAATCAACTCTACGTTCTGCATGTGCGCAATCAGCGAACCGTTCTCAGTGCGTGCGAGCTGATCTTTCCAGCCGCCTGCTGCCGGCGGTTTGACCACCGCCAGCACTTGCCGGCGGACGGCCTCCAAACCCTCTGCGCAATGCAGGTCGTTGAAGTCCGTCCACTTATCCTCGCGCTCACCAGAAAAGATTGGAGCCACCACCTGGCCGCCAACAACCGTTGCGGCGTTATTGGCCTTCTCCTCTCCAGGGTTCCAGGGTTCGCCGTTTGGGCGCTTGGTCTTCCAGTCATCATCCCGGCAGATAATGATTGGGCGCCCCGGGAAGCGTTCACGCATGGCCTTGGCGACCGCCAGCAGATTGCCCGCATCAAAAGCAATCGCCACTGTCAGCGAAGTTGCCATATGCAGGCTGGTGCCGGTTGCATAGCCTTCACAGACCAGCACCGGTTCACCTGGCTCAGGGTGCGGGCCAATCAGGTGAAAGGAGCCTTCCTTCGCCATACCATAGGGCCAATAGGACTTGTCACGACCTGTCTCTGGTTGCGCACCCGGATAGATCACCTGCAGGCCGACAATCTGATCCCGAACGTTGCACATAGGAACGAGAACCGCCCCAGTGCGCGGCGCATAACGCACCTTGAGGCCGACGATTTGCTTACGATCCAGATACGCGCTTCTGCCCTTCTCCGGCATGCGTCTGAACAGGCCCGCCGCCCGGTTCGCCGCCCGGCGAGCGGCATTGGCGGCAATCTCAGCTGCGCGACGCTTGGCCTCCTCTTGCCGAGCGCGCATTACCTCGCGCTCCTCTGGCGACATCCGCCCGGCCTTGACCTTGATCTTCTGCGTCTCGCCCGAGCGCCAGTCACCGAAGCTGCCGAAAATCAGCGTTTCGCCCTTTTCCGTCCGATGTTCGTGGACGACGTACCAACCGTTCTTTTCCTTGCCCTTGTCCTGCGATGTCTTGCAGCGAGTCAGCTTGCCGAAAACCAAAGGCTGCGCGGGCTCAAGGCCGTAGTCTGCGAATTGCCCCAATACCTCATCGAGCATACCGGGCCTCCCGCGACTCAGTGATAGCCTGACAGCTCACACACTGGGTACACCCAGCCTGGGCCAAGCGGCGGGCCTCAGGGATCGGATCGTCACAATCCTCACAAAATAGAAAGGAAGCAGCCGGCAATATCGGCTTGGCGGCACTGCGAGCAGCAAGAGCTTGATCGATACGCTCCTGCACCAGGTCGTTGGCGAAGTCGGCAATGTCAGCCACGGTCAGCACCCCGCGTTGTCTGGTTGACGTACGTGGCGCGGTTGAACAACCCCAGCAGCCCTTGAATACCGCGGAACACCTGCAGGCGAATCGCGGCCAGTTCTTGGTCGCTCACTACCCCATCACCGATGCTCTTGGCCCAGGTCTCGGCCAGATCAGCGACTTGCCGGAAATACTCCGCGATGCCAGTGGTCAGGGTTTCGGGCATGTCGTTTGTGTAGGTCTCTGCCAGCTCCTGCCAGATCGTGTCGCCGACCAGGGCATGAACGGCATCAAGAATGCGGCGATCCTTGGTCAGTTCCAGAATCTCGCCGAACTCTTGAATATTCACTGAGTGGCTGGGGTGGGTCGGGGACAGCTTGTGTTGCAGCGTGGTGGCGTTTCTGCCGGTGGTGGCGGCGATGGCTGCGGCGCCGCCGGGGTAGTCCCGTGCAGCGTGGTAAAGCGCTAGATCGAGCGGCAGGACTTCCCGCTGCGCCCGATCGATACAACTCAGAGCAATTCGGCTCATGGCATTAATCCTATTAAGTTGCCAGTGCCGCGCGACATGCAGTGGTGATACATTTGTCGCGTGGCTTGAAAGGGCCCAAAAGCCGGCTAGGTCCGCAAGACCGACACCGGCACCGTGCCGGGGCAAGCGATCCGTCGCTCACCCCTGGCGCAACAGCTGCCTCAATCTGTGGTGGAGAAAGGCAGCAACCCAGGGCTTCCAAGCCTTGGAAAGCGCGGTAAAGGGTCAGCGGTTCGCATGTGGTGTGCCCGCCTACCTTTATCGCGACCCGACAGCGCTGTGGTGGTGCGTGCCGGGAGGAACTGGGCGACCTTTGGGTCGCCTTTTTTCTAGCTAAGCTGCTGCTCTTTGCGGTGCTGACTCATTCAGCAACCATGCAGCATCAAAGGGGTTTCCTTTTTGTTGAGCCGCAGCAGCCAACAGAGTTGCGTATTGGGTTTCACCGGTGTAGTCGGTACGTGGTAGCGACGCGGCCAATCTCCATTTATTAAGGGCTTGGTAGCTCCTACCGCAAACCTTGGCAGCCGCACCGATGCCACCGACCGCCTCAAAGGCGTATGCAATGGCGTTGGGGAAATCTTGCGGATCTAGCATTTAACCGACTCCATTCAACTGTTGGTTGATAATAAAGCTCAACTGACAGGTTAGCAACTCCTATGTGATCATCAACCTATGATTGATAAAGAAAATATCCGCCATATGTTTGCCGAAAGGCTTCACGCTGCCCTTGATGCTAACGGCGTACGTCAGCATGGCCGAGGCGCAGACATACGACAGCAATTAAAGGCGAGGGGGGTCGTCAAAACTGCACAAGCGGTAAGCAAATGGCTAAATGGGGCTGCGATGCCCGAGCTGGACAGTCTTACGGCCTTAGCTCAATGGTTAGGTGTTCGCAGGGAGTGGCTAGAACATGGGGTCATGCCTGTTTTTGCTGATCAGCCAACCCAGCAAAGCACTGGCGGTACTCAAGGAAACGTCTCCGCAGTTTCGTCAGAGATGGCTAGTGTTCCTCTAATTTCGTGGGTCCAGGCCGGTGCATGGTGCGAAATTACCCCAAGCGTCGAATCTATCCATGCAGAGCAATGGCTCCCCTGTCCTGTTGCTATCAGTAAATCCGGATATGCATTGCGGGTCGTAGGTGATTCCATGACAAATAACGGGCCCGGCAGGAGCTACCCCTCCGGCTGCATCATTTTTGTAGACCCGGAGATAGCGGTTAATAACGGAGACCGAGTCATCGCTTCATTACCCAGCAGCAACGAGGCGACCTTTAAGGTACTCGTCGAGGATGCAGGTAAACATTATTTGAAACCCATCAATCCCCAATACCCAATCATTGAAATCACCGAAGAGATGCAAATCTGCGGCAAAGTCGTTGGAGCGTTCACTCCAGAGTAATATAAATTCACCCACTGGTTGTTGACACAATTTAACCATTGGTTGATATTTGCCTCACTCTTCCACCACAGAGCGAGGCAATACCATGCACACCACTGCAACTCTGCACGCCCATCCGGCGTGCAAACCCATCCGCGTATTCGAGATTCGCTATCTAGCGCGCGAGTACGGCTGCACCTTCATCGCCAGCAAACCCAAACAGAAAGCTCATCAGCCTCATACGCCATTTGATCCAAACGGCGGGAGGGCCGCCTGATGAACTTGCCAATCCAATATGTCTTTGAAGGCAATGAAGTCCGCGCCCTGATGATCAATGGCGAGCCTTGGTTCGTTGCCGTTGATATAGCAGTCGCCCTGGAATACCGAGACGCGGAAAAGCTGACCCGTGGACTCGACGAGGACGAGAAGGGTACCCACATTGTGGGTACCCTTGGCGGCGAGCAACGGATGACCACAATCAACGAGCCTGGCCTCTACTCGGCCATCCTGCGCAGCCGCAAAGCAGAAGCAAAACGCTTCAAGCGCTGGGTCACCCATGATGTGCTTCCCTCCCTTCGCAAGCACGGGGCCTATGTCATGCCCACGGCCTCCCCTGCCGGCGAAACAATCGATGCACCATTGTCAGCTCATGTAGAGGCCGACCAGATCGTCAGTGCTGGGCGGGTATTCCGTGCCCTGTTCACCACAGCACGCAGCATGGGCATGGCCCGGCGCCTGGCAGCAACTCGTGCCAACCAGGCAGCAGAACGTGCCACCGGCATCGATTTGGCAGCAGAGCTGGGCGCTTCAGACTGGCTGGAAGGACAAGACCTGCCAGCCCCGCACCGCAAGCACTATGAGCTTCAGAACAATCTGCGCACCCATTTGACCGCCAATGACTGGCCGCAAGGTTTCACCACCCAACAGGTGATCGAGGCCATAGGGCTCACGCTCGACAAAAGTACGCAAATGGCCGTGGGCCAGCAGTTGCAACTGCTTGGTTACACCCGCGTTCGCATGCCGGCCCTGCACCCCAATGGTGTTCGCCCTTGGGGTTACATGCTCAAACAGCCTGGACGCCAGCTGGAGGTAGCAGCATGAGCAAGTACAAACTCGACAATCGGACCCTGCCCCTCCTCCAGGCCCAGGTCAACCTGACCGAAACCTTTACTCATACGCTCCGGTCCACCCCGCGGCGTGATGTGCTGTCGTTCCGGCTAAAGGTTGAACGCAGCAAATCCGACACGCTCTTCACCGTCGAGCTGGGAAGCGAACGCCACACGCTGACCCTGCAAAACGAAAAGAAGATGCACCTCAAGCTGGCCGACTTTATCGAAGAGATCGTTAACGGCCCCTTCGACCCTAGCAGCTCGGCTGATCTGCTGACACTTCCTCATGCGAGCCGTCGCTTCGGCACATTTGAAGCCGAACAACGGCAGCAGGTGTTTGAGCTGGTACGCACAGGCGGCACTCTCAGCCTGGACATGGGATTCGACCTCCCCATTCACATTGCCCTCCATCGCAACATCACGCGCAAAGCCGTCACCACCATCATGAGCATTGGTGTGAAGAAACCCCGCACCAAGTGCTTCACCGTGTGCGGTAGCAACACCGAGATGTACGAGAAGATCGTCGAGTCCATCAACCACCTGGCTGCAGTCGCAACTCCTGCAGCACACGCGGCATAGGGGGCAACCATGGAACGCGACCTCGCAAAGACCACCAAGTACTTCGGCATCACCCGCCCGACGCTGATCAAGCTCATGCGCGAGAAGGGCCTGCTCAACGACAAAAAGCTGCCGGCCTACCCCCACCGGGATCGCGAGTACTTGAGCATCAAGAACGGTCAATGGTGGCACCCGGATTTCGGGATGCAGTACAGCCAGTCCACCCGAGTTCAGCAAGCCGGCCTGCGCTGGCTTGCTGAACAGCTGGGGCTGGAGATGCCGGAGATCCCGGCAACTCCAGACCGCCGTGACGTGGCCTAGAGAATACGCCCGCCAGATCTTAGCCCTGCGTACTAAAGAGGAGCGCAACGCTGCGCTCCTTGAGGTACCGGAACATCTGCGGGAGTTGACCAAAAGCCACTGCCTGAATGCCTGGAACCACCCGGCACGCCACAAACGCAAGGAGGCCCAACAGAGCCATGAGCAATAACAGTCAAGCACCGCTGCGACTACACCCCGCACCGGACTCATCCACCGTCGAGTTGCTCTATCGAACCTTCGGTGACGTGTTGATCCCCCTTGAAAAGCTGCGCGAGCAGTATTTCCGCAACCTTAACAAGGAGTTATTCGTGGCAGAAATCACCAGCGGCCGGATCGAGTTACCCGTCACCACTCTGGACCGCAGCCGCAAGGCGCTGAAATACGTGCACATCCGACATCTTGCCGCGCTGATTGATATCCGAGCCTACAAGGCGGATGAAGACATGCCCCGCGCACAAGCCGAAGCAAACGAGTAACCCACATTCTCTACAGCTCCCCCGTCTGGAATCAAACCGAGCCGGCAGCCTGGATGGATGTCGACGGCGCATTGCACACCACGCTGGAGAGCGCGAGTTTCAGCCGTCGGCCGGTAAGAGAGCTTTATTTTCGGCAGTGCGCCGAGCAACCCGATACCTGGGAATCGAGCAGTGCAAAGGAGGCAGCACAATGATTTTCGACGCAACAACCGACACGCTGCCCGCAGCGAGCATCAGCGGCGTCGTCCACGAAGGGTTCACCTGCACCACCCGCGACGGGAAAAGGCTGCGCATGGCGCTCGTCGACGACGAGGGCAACATCATCGACGCTGGCCACCACGTAGCCCAAGAAGCGTGGAATGTTTGCATTCAGGTGCAGCATAACTTCTGGATCGGGCAAGGCCATATGCGCGTTCTGAGCAAGCCGATCCCGTTCAAGACCGATAAGGCCGCCTAGGCCCCAAACCCCAACTGCCAGTCCCCGGTCTTGCGATCAATTCGAAGCAGCCGGGGCTGGCCACCTTTCCCGACCAACAACAAGTCGATAACCTTCCCCTCACGACCAGAAGCTTGCATGCCGTGGTGATAGACGACGATCCGCTCGAACGTATCCCTCACCAATTGCCGCACTCTCATCCTCGCATCGTAGTCGAGAGACTCAACCCCGGAGGCCAGTTGCGCCCATGCTTCAGCTAGTCCTGGCTGGTCGTGACTCGAAATAGCCACCAACTCGCGCTCAGCCTGGGCCACCTCCTTCCGCTTGTCGGCATGCTGCTCCTCTAGCTCCCGCGCCTTACGGACAAAGATCAAAGGTGCGGCGCCGCCCTCAGCTGCGAGCAACGCCTCACTCACGCGCTCCAGCTGCTGCTCAATCAGCACCACCTCGGCTTTGGCTTTCGCCAGTCGAGCTTGAATGGCCTGCGTCTGGTCGCTCCCTTCAAGCAAGCCGCTCAGGTTCATCCGGTCGGTGCAATAGCTCATCAGCGCCTTCTCGATCGGCACGACACTGCAGCTCCCACCCACGGGACAGCCTTCGTTGTGGGAGTATCCGACGCAGATCAGCCGGCGATGACCATCAGCCAAGCTACCGTCCGGCCGGGCCTTGAACATCATGTTCTGCCCTACGACAGCGGTACCGCAGTATCCGCAATAGCTTATGCCGAGCCCCGTGACAAGGCCCGGAATCTCCCCTCGCCCCTTGCGCTTCACCCGGCCATCAACAAGAGCCGAGAGTTCGGCGAACTCATCGGCCGTGAGAATAGGCGGGTAGTACCCATCGAGCCGATAGCTTTCACCCTCTAGCTCCAACACCTTTACCCCCATCAAGGCAGGCAATCTAGCAAGTCGATGGACCTGCAGCGCGGTTACGCCCTTATCCGTGAGGGCCAAGCCGCGCTGGGCCATTTCCCGGATAATGCGGACAGAGCCATACCCCCTACGGAACAGCTCGATGACAAAGCGAACGCCTTCGGCCCTCTCGGGAATCAGACGAAATTCCTGTCCATCCCACCGCAACCACTGGGGATCTTTGCCGTTTCGAATGACGCCTCGATATGTGCCGGCAATCCAACCCTCGCACTGCCGGCGAATGGCCGCCTTAACCCGCTTCGACTTAGTGTCGGACTCTTCATGCGCACGTATCATCACCAGCAACGAATACACCAGGTCCATCGGCTGAGCCTTCAGGCCGGCCCGGTTGTACTCTCGGCCGTCACTGGCGGTGACCACAGTGATACCGGCATTGATGATCTGAGCCAGCTGCGCCTGGGCCTGGATCGGCTCAGCGCGACTCAGCCGGTCAAGTCCCTCAACAACCAAGACAGAACCGTCGGCGATCCGGCCGTCCTCAACAGCCTGCAGAAAGACGCCCAGTGCCCCCTGCTTGACGTGACGCTGATGATAGGCGGATAACCCCTCATCTCTCAGGGATAGCGACTCATCCAGAACGAGCCCCTTTTCAGCCGCCCAGCGCTGTGCGTACTGGAGTTGACGGTCGGCACTACTGCCGGTCGCTTGCCTAGGATCGGAGAACCGTAAATAGCTGTATACTCGCGCGCCGTTTTTAGCCAT